ACTTTGCGGCTTAACGATTAGACGAGCGTTGTTATATGCCATCTTCAATGTTAAGCATGTGCGCGCTGTATAGGTATTATTCCCTATTTTATGCGTGGCCAAAGCTAAATCCGGATTGGGTGATCCAGGGGTAAGACATAAGGGCAGAAGAAGTTGAATTTTCCCCTCATAGAATTGGGGAACCGCTATTTTATAATTAGACCTGGCCTTTTTTTGAGCTTCATTGATCGCACCGACAAGCCTTCGGCGCATTTCATCCGCACTTAACCCTTGCATGTGTGAGGGAAATCTGTCCATGTTGTCTGCAATGATATGGTCTATTTGAGGGACTACCCTGCATTGAGGATTGAAAATCAAGTCCTCTGGTTTTTGGAAAAAGTCCGCAATATCTGGAATGTTGTCTCCGAATCTGCTTATCAGCTGAATGTCGCTTTCTCTTACAAAGGCTTTGAAAACATAAGGGGCAAAACCTTGTTCGGCCGCATCCGGCCTATTATTTCGTTCGGCGAGAGCAAATATGCTTTCCAGATTTGTAGTCACAAGCCCCGTGTTAAAACACGCGAAAGAGTTGTTCGACGAGAATGCTATTTTATTTTCAGATTGAACCTTACGAAAGGTATGCTCAATATAGCTTTTTAAAATAGAGTATTTGGCTTCCTGTGCATCGGAGAAGTCCCACGGTTCCGGATCTGCAATATTATTTGCAAGATATTCTATAGAGGCTTCATAGTTGGGAAACCAGCAGAAATCAAAAAGGGCAGAATGAAATTTTTTCACAAACGTAAGTTTTTATGTTAGTAAATAAATAAAAAAGACCATCATGCAATATATGACGGTCTTATTGTATCTTTTATGTTTGATATTCGTAGTTACGGATAGACCCGTACGTCTATATTTCATTGTTAGCGCAAATATAGCACTCGTTTTGTCGAAGTGCAAATTTTTTGCTAACTTTTTTAGTTGCACATTGCAAACGTAGTCGAATACACGTTTATTGTAACAACGTATAAAAACGCCCCGCATTCCTGCGAGGCGCGCGAATTGATGCCTGCGTTCCTGTATTGACGTTATTCGGCATAAATAATTATCGCATCCCCTTCCTTTATATTGATCTCGTAGGCTCGATTCGGCGCCGGGGTCTTGTAGCCGATGATGTCCACGAGGTCATCCGACCAGGTGAGTTCCGTGGCAACGTTTCCCGATGTGAAGAAGATCGCCGAAGTCCGGGCCGATTTTTCCACGGTCCCGATCTTGAGCGAGGTCAGCTCCCCGCAGATGTATTTGTGGTTGCCTTCCACGTTGATCGTGACATCCGCACCTTCGACGTTGACAACGACGGGCTTATCTTCCTTTTCCGGGATTCTCGCATGCGCTTCGGTCAGTATTTCATCGATTTCAGTACCTGTGTATGTGCTGTTGTAGTATCCGGCAGGCGCATTACTACCGTCGGTTGCGACTGCGAGCGTATTGGTCGCATTAGAAGTTTCTGTCGAATTAATGTTTTGCGTCATTATGTTTGGCTATTTTGTTTGTGGGTTAAATTCCATTATAACGGCAACGTTGTTTTCTATATTGATCTCATAAGTCATGTTGGGGGCCGGAACCCAGTACCCAATGCGATTCAGGTCTTGGGGTACCACCAATTCCGTCGCCGTGGCTCCAGACGTAAACCTGATAGACGATTCTGTGGCCGACTTCTCCACGGATTTGATGGTCAGCGAATCCAATGTCCCGTACGTGTAGTCATGTCCGGCTTTCACGTCCAGAACTACCGTCGAATCCGATATGCTCTCATAGATGGTTTTATCCTTTTTCTTTGGCAAAAGGGTCTTGATGTCTGTAAGAAGATTGTCCATTTCTCCGCCCAGGTACTCCATCTTGTATTGCGAGGAGAGGTAGAATATATCGCCATCGGAGGTAATGAATGTAAGGTCGTCTGACGTTATAAGAGGACCGGCACCTTCGGGAATTCGATAGGTAGGGTTGGGCTCGTTGAATTTTACGGCTATCTTACAAGCATTCAGACGGTAATTCTCGAACTGCGTACTATTGCTGTATAGAAGATGAAAATACCAGTTTAAGTCTGGGATATATAGTACGACTTTGCCTTTTTGCAATTCAGAAATGAATGCTTTGTAGTTCGACAGGAATGCGCTTTTGCTTTCTCCTTCGATCAGGAAGATAAGGGTCACGTCGCGCTCGCTGACAACCGGATTGTTGACAAGGACATCCGTGCCGGGTTTTGTCGGATCGTCGTTCTTCACGAAATTTTTCAAAGGCGGAGGCGTAAGCAGTGCGGTGTAAGCGCCGGCCAGCAATGTAACTCCAATGGATCGGAGCGGTATTCTGTTGATCGTGATGTCGCTGTTTGCCATATCAAAGGTTGTCTAACTTTCTGTTCATGGAGGTCAGGGTGCTGCTCATCTCGGGGAGGACTTTTGTAAAGGTCCGGATGTCGGCGACATTCCCGTTGAGCTGGATCATAATGTCCCGGATGTCGATGCTTGTATTCCGAGTTTCCATGTTGATCGAGCGGAGCATATCCATTCCGGAGACGAGGATATTCATTTTGCCTTGCATATCGGTAAATCGTCCGTTGAGCTCGTCGCCGGTGTCTTGGGACATAGCTTGGAAGCCACGGGTGGTCGCGGTTTGGCCGGAGGCGGTTTTATCCTTTAACAAAGAATCGGCCCATCCGAACTGGTCGTCCAGCTCTTTTTGTAATTCGTCGACCATGCTATATATGTAATCCTGTTCCCATTTTGAAAATGTTTTGTCAGAATAAAACTCCAGTAATTTTTCGCGGATACGGGCCATTGCTTCGGACGACTGCATTGCTGCTTTTATGCTTTCAACAACCATCTGACGCATCATATTCTTAACTACGTCTTTAGTTGCTTTAGCCCGATCCTCTCCACTTGCCCATGCTTCGGAATATGCGTCTGCAAAATTTTCTATAGCTGATTTAAGGTCTTCTCCAAATATGGCGTCTATTGCTTTCTCTTTGTTATCTGCGATGATTTTATTTATTTCATCTATCTGGTTTTGCCAATCTTTGATTCGACCCTTGTCTGGGTCTTTTTTGCTCTGCTCTTCTTTAATCTGATTTTGAATTAAAACTTTCTGCTGTTCAAGCATTTCATTTTGTTGATTGATCAGATTAGAGGCATCTGTTGAATAAGCCTTATCAATAGCATCACCCAAATCTTCATACGATTTTTGCAGAGCGTCGACTTGATTTTGCAATTTTTCAATGCGCTTCTCTGCTCGCTTATCATGACCTCCAAATATACCTCCTATTAGTGATGATAGGCCCCCTATAACCCCAGAGGCTATTGAAAATGGATTGGTTATATCTATTGAAGCCAATGAGTTTATGGCTCCTATAAATCCATCGAGTTCAGCGCTTTCTATTCCAAATTGTCCTAAAAGGCCCGATACCGAGTTGAGAGTATTGCCTGCTTCTCCGATTGCGGAAACAACGCTTTGCCATGCTTCTTGCCGAAGTTTTACGGCTCGCAAATCATCGCCATTTGCTAATGCCCGTTTATACGCCTTGAAATTGGCCGTAATAGCTGCAAATGGATTTTTTCTGGTTGCCGTCTCTGCCGCCTTGTCGAGTTGATCGGTAATAGTCTTTAGATTTATCGGATCGAGATTAGCATTTTTAAGCTGCTCGTTGATGTTATCAATGATCCGGCGTATCTCTTTGCTCGAAAGCGCATCCAAGTTTTGAAACAAATTGATCCAGTCGTCGGTCTTCATCAACTCCTCCGCTTTCACTTCGCCTATTTCTTCCCGCTCACGTTTATCGATTCTGGGGATCAAATCCATTCGCTCGCTTTCGGCAGCCACTTTTCGGGCATTGGCCGCTTTTTCGCGGATTTTTGCGATTTTATCTTCGGCGGAACCATATTCGTCAACTATAGCTTTTAGGCTGGATGCAATTTCCGCTTGGTCGATCTTGACTCCAAAATCGAATGCCTGCCCCAAATTAATAGAGCCCCCTTTTAGTGCTTTTTCAACCCACTCTCGAAATTCTTGGTACTTATCCTTGATACTACGAATGCGTCGGTCTTCTTCCGATAGGGTATCTTCGGTGATCTGTTTATAGATGGAATCCAGTTCTTTGGCATATTTTAACTCTATGTCTGCTCGGCTGTTCAGTCTTTCGGTTTGGGCATTCCGTTCCCTCTCGGTAAAAATAGCCTCTCGTCCGGGCGACAACTTGATACCCGCTTTCTTCGCTCTATCCTCCTCCTCTTTGCGCTCCTTGTCAATGGCATCCAATTTGGCCTTCGTACGAGCATCAATTTCTGCTAACTCTTTGGCTTTGCCGTCTTTCATTAAAGCAATGCGTGATTCGATAAGAGCCTGATCATTGGCGACAACCTGCTCGTTAAGTTTCTTTTGGGCCTCCCTTGCCTTCTCGGCTGCTGAATCCTGCTTTGAGTATGAGTTGTATGCTTTAAGCGCACTTTCTGCATCTCGCAGGACTTTGCTATATTTTTTATAGGATTCAACGACCTTTGAATCAATGCCTTTGAATTTTCCGGCGTCGAGTAATTTCTTTTGTGAAGCGTCTATTGCTTCAAGAGCACTCTCGGCCTCTTTTTTCTGCGCTTCCCAATATGTCTTGTTGTGAACTGATCCCTTGCCGCCATCTTGCAATTTAGATATTTCCTCTTGCTTTGACGCTATTGTTTTTATATTTGACTGCTTTTGCGCCTGATAATAAGCCTCACTTTGGTCATAAGGTACATATTGCCCTTGCGCCACTTTATCCCTTGCCTCCTTAATCAGGTCACCTATTTTTTCGTTTTGGGCCGTCAATTCGGCGATATTGCCTTTGAGCGTTGCAATCTTTATTTCTGCCGGTTGGGACGCCAGTTCTGTTTTTCTGATTTTATCGAGTTCTTTTTTGTATAATCTTATTTCCTCAAGTGCAATACGTGCTTTTCGAGGGCTTCTCGAATAACTATTCCCCTCGTCGGTTTCTATTTCCTCGTTATAATAATTATAATCGGAGATAGCCTTCCGGTATTTATCTTCTACATTGCTATGTTCGCGGGCATCGTTAATCCGATTCAACTCTTTAGTCAAATCAATTATAGACATTAACTTTATTTCCTCTTCGCTATAATTTTTCAGCAATTCGGGATATGTCTTTATCAAATTCTCATAAGCCTTCTGCTTGGAATATGCAGTACTTACTTCGTCATTCATTACCGAATGCAACTCTTCGGCTTTGCCTTTCTGCTCATCGAGTTTTTGTTTATACTCTTCAATAGCGGCATTTACTTTCTTTTGCGCCGCTTCTTGGGCGGTATCCGCCGTAGCAAGTTTGTATATGCCGTATGTCGCCGCTGACAGGGCGGCAGTAATCCAAAATACCGGATTAGCAAGCAAAGCTGCTGTATTCGCCTTTATTGCAACAGTAAGTGCCTTCCAGCCCTTTGTCACAAGCATCATGCGAGCAGCTTCTACAGCTTGCGCAGCCGTTAATTCTTTGCCAAATTTTAACGCTAACGCTTTTTGCAATACAGCTTCTCGCATAACGACCATATTGATGCGCTGCGCTGCTACTGTAAGCATAAGAGCCGCTTTGTATGCTCCATAAGTAGCGACTAACGGGATAAGAATGTCGAGAACCTTCTGATAGTTTTCTACGAGCGAAATAGTGCCTTTGAGAACATCCGAAATAATCCCTTCCTGCGACTTGCCGATGTCATTGAACATTGTATCGAGAGCGTCGCCAAGATTCGATATAAGGCCTGTTATCGTCTTGGATTGTTCTTGCATGAGGTTGTAAAATTTGCCGCCCTCATTGGTCATATTTTCAATAACCTTGCGAACATCTTCAAATCCGATTTTACCGTCAGAGACCATTTTGTTGATTTCTTCGGTTGTCTTGCCATACATATTAGCCAGCTCTTGCAGTACAGGGATTCCGGAACTGGTAAATTGGAGCATGTCGCGGGCGTATAGTCGCCCCTGAACGGCCGTAGTTCCATATAGATATGTCAGACGTTCGAGAGGCAACCCAAGCCCAGCGGCGACGTTGCCTAATCGGGTTAGAGTGTCGGTGATCCCCTCCGCGGCAAATCCGTATGCAAGAAGTTGTCGAGCGCCGGATGCCACCCCTCGTAAATCAAAGGGCGTTTTTGCGGCAAGATCGACCATTTCCGCCATAAGGGCGTCGGCTTTCTCTTTGTTCCCGAGTAGAGTTGTAAAGGCTACTTCCAGTTGTTGAAACTCTCCGCGGGTTAGTGCAATTTGCCTAATCAGTCCGGTCAAAGATACCGCAACACCGATCTGACCGAGGGTCGTGGCAATACGTCGCATGGCAATATCCATTCGGTCGGCATCGGTGACGACGCTCGATGTTACGGTTTTGGCCGTTTTTTGAAGTTCGCGGAATTTGCGTACGGCCTCTTCGTTATCTATGACGACTGTAAGGTTAATGCTCATAATACGACAACTGTTTTATCCTTATTGATCTTAACATTTGAGCCGCTGATGTTGATGACTTTTAACACGGCATAATTCGAAGCATCGATCGTGGCCGACGCTCCGTGCATAAGGATTATAGTGTGGATGTACTTCGTTCCTGAAGCCTTGATGAACGCTGATGTATCTCCAGCAAGACAAAGGTTCTTTCTGCTCGACAAATGGATATTGCCGGCGTCGGTATAAACTCCGCATGTGGCAGCCTCGTTTTTTATCTTTTGAAACAACTCAAGTGTGGGGAAATTTTGTTTTGCGCAGAATTCAGAGCCACGGGGAGAGAAGAGCAGTTGAGCGAGGCCCCGATAGGAAGATATATTTTTTTCCATTCCGCAGGCCCCTAATTTATGGGCTGCGCTTTTAATTTTTTCAATTCTGCTATCTTTTATCATTTCCTTCCGAATAATGCGTAAAGTGAATCCGTGTTGTTCGGGTCGCTGCCCAAATCGATTACATCAGGTATATCCCGGGTGGCGTCAGGCGTGGATGTATTACCCGATTTGCTCTTATAATCAACCTTCATGGCGTCGGCTATCATTAATCTCGCATTGGCCCATGATATACCCCACAAGGCATAATCCATAGTCCAATGGTACCTACTCATGAAAGCGTCGATTTGTCCCCAGATGCTTCGTCCTCCGTAGTGGCTATTCGCTCCGCTGCCATCATCGGGGAAATCATTACCTGCAGCGTTTTTACCGAGCGAATAGCTTTCATAAAATCCTCATGGTAGGATTGAATGACTATTGCCGATAGGATATTTACAAGCGCTCCCGGTTGCATTGTTGGCGACCAGAGGATGAGGTCCGTGCGATCTTTCAATTCATCCTCAATTTCCTGCTTTGTTCGAAGAGTTGCAATGGCGATGATCTCTGCGACCTCGCGCGGTTTTTCAGAACATATCGTCCACATCCGTTTTATGGCTCCTTCCGTGTCATTGTCATCCATCGCCAGATCGAGATCGAGCAATCGTCGGCTTATAAGCGCCAGGCGCCCGAGTTGCAAGGGGTACAGGTATAGCGTTTCTGTCTTACCATCTTGGGTTTCTATCTCGAAGGATTCGGGCTTCTCGGTAATTGTATCGAGCGCCCGTTGCTCTATGAATTTGTCAATCTCTTTCGTCATGGTTATACGATATTTGATCCCGCCCCGGTCTCGCTCCGTGATGCAAGTCGTGAACTTTCCGGCGGGATGGGTGGCTACAGGCTTGCTGCCTGCACCGCTGCGGCGGTGTATGCCGGAGTGGAAATTACGTCCCACGACTTGCCGCCTCCGGCCGGCGCGAGCACCGTTGCTGAAACGCTGATTTGCAGTGGCGTGCTCTTGTTGATGTTGCCCGTGAGGGTGGCCACGTATTTGAGACGCGCGAAAACGATGGTTTTGCCCGATTTGGCGTCGAATGCAAATGCCTTTTCGCCCTCATATACTTCGCCTTCCACGGCATCCTCTCCTCCGAAATAGAATGCTTTCGTTTCATCGTCGAAGTCGGCCACGGTCCACGTGAGTTCTTTCGAACCGGTCGAGGGGTCGCGCATCGAGAAGAAAGGATCGACCTCGCCTTCACGGCGGAATTCCGTGTTTGTGGGGATGGTCCAGTTAGCCGTGATACCCCCATCATACGGCTGTGTGATCTGGGCGAATGCTTTGATAAGATCAGCGGCCCCGGCGTCGCCTACACCTTTGGGAAGCGGATCACCTGCCCGGCAGGATTTAAGTCCTACGACTTGAACGTCTTTTGACATATAGCTTAATACTTTATTAGTTTGACTTGAATGTTTGAAAACGAGTAAGAAATACCTTCCTCGCTGATAAGAGTTTCATCGCTCACGTCGAAATACCATCGCTCATTGGTCGGATAGCCTTCGAGGGCTTTGAACGCAATTCGCGTCAGCTCATTCAGGCGCTTGCGGTTAGGATAGCGCTGTTCCTCCTTGCCGATCGTCGGTGTCGTGTCGGGGACATAGATATTCACGTTAACCGTGGCCACCTGTAAATCGCCGATGGCGTTTGTCAGGGATGTCACTACGATAAACTCGCCTGAAGGCTTGTTAGGGTAGTGGTCCGCATACATGGTTGGTACAGCCTCGGCCAATGGCGATTTTCGGATATATCCCCAAACGATGTCGAATATTTCCGTGGAAGTAAGGGTCATGGTTTAGGATTATTTAAACGTCGGGCGAACTCTGCGATGATGGAGGACTTATTGGCTATTATCGAGTCTTCAACACCTTTGAGTACCCAAAAACCTTTTTTCTCGACGTAAACGGCGTATTCCATTCCGGCCACGAGAACCAAGTAGGTTTTGTTTTTATCCAGCCCGGATATTACTTTATCCGCGTACTTTCGGCCCTTTGTCCGCGCCTCTTCCGGATTTCCCTCCTTGTCTTTGGAGGGAATGCCAGCCGGGAATGCTCCCATAACTATCTGACCATGCTGCACAACGGCATACCCGATAGAGTTACGAAGATTGGCGGTATGGTCTTTGTATGGGCCATTCTCCCGTGCGTATTTCAGCCATTCCTCGCCTTTCTCGGTGAGAAATTCGACCGCTTTCCGATCATACTCTTCCTTTGCCTCCTTGAAGGCTCGGTTGAGTTCTTGGGAATTTGTCCATTTTAGAGCCATAGCTTCGTGTCTTCGTATCGTTGTCCGCTTTTGTAGAACCCTTGCACGGGATATGACGCCGTGTCTTTTTCCTTCGGCCTCTCATCGGTGTGCGGTGTCTGGTCGAATATATTGAACCCTCGACCATCGAAGATGCGCACCTTTGTTCCGATAGGGATAGGTTGTGTATTTGCCGGCATCACAACCTCGAAAGAGTACAGGAATGCTTCGCCATTCAATCCCTTGACTTGTCGCGCTTGTCCGTTTTGGCGGGCGTTGCATTTGCTGACGACTTGCCATTTGTGCGGGCCTTCGGTCCAAGAGCCATCGGGGTTCAGCGTGCCTTCCTCTTCGCACCACATTTCGAGTGTATGGGGGTAGCGAATCATATGTCCAGAAAAAATATTTGCGGTGCAGGATCGAACTCGTCAGCAATATCGGTCAAGCCATTATCCTTTGCGAGAGCATAAATGCGCCGGGTTAGTTTTTCTGTATCATACCCGAGAGAATATCCGCCATTACCCTCGGAGTCAAGGACGATGAGCTGCTTCAACACATCTATCGCGGCCTTTATGACAGGAATCTTATTCTCGGGGACATATTTGCCATCAACCGGGAGCGACGCGTCTTCGCATGCAATATTGATGAGGTTATCGTCAACATTGTATGGATACAGTCGAGCCGATATTGCTTCGAAGTTCGTCATGGCCAGAACGGGTTAGGCATTCATCGTAGAGAGATCGAAGATGGCGATTTTGTTGGGAGCCGTGAAGTTGGGAATCCATTCGGCTCCGTACTCCATGAAACGGCCTTCGTCGGTTCGCCAGTTCGAGGTCCACATGCCGCCCTCCAGTCGCGTATATGCTTTGCCCGGCACAGGATCGGAGATTTCATAGGGCTCATGCCACATCATCTTGCCGATCTTATCCTGCGGGAGCAGCGTAATGCGGTCGTCCTTGAACACCTGCCTGTTGGACCCGTCGTCCGTGGCCACCATATCGTCGACGATACGGATGGGCGGCAATCCGATGCCCGCGAACACCTGATTGGCCATCGCGTCGGTAATAAGGCCGCCAGCCAGAGCGACCTGCGACCCGCTGAGGATCATTTTGTAGGTCCCCTGGAACTCCTTCGCCCCGACGATGTTCTTGGTGAACGTCGAGCGAGACATTTCCATCACGGAGAAGCGGCCCATCGTCGGGCGCAGGTTCTCGATCTGGGTTTTCAGATAGGTGATGAAGTTGTCTTTGTCGCCGGTCGTAGGAGCGATCTTCCTTACCGGAAGTTCCATATCGAGCAGGGCGATACCTTGCGGGTTGTCTGCGAGCGTTACCGAAGCTTTGCCATCCGAGCGGAGGTCGCCGACCACGATGTCCATGCGTTTGTGCGGCGCGAGGCGCAGCTGTCGCACGTCGTCTACGATGTAATCGATGATTGCGTTCATTGCGGCGACCTGATCGGAGGGACGTGCCGCGTTGAACTTGTCGATAAGCGACTTGATCATGTCCAGACGGTCGTTATCCATCTGGTAGCGGTCGCCCAGGTATGCGACCTCCCCATAGCCACTCCCGAGCGATTTGCGTTCGCGCAGAGGTTTGTTGGAATTGCGGTCGATAATCGAGCCGGCAGTAACACCGGTGACGGTTCCGAGGTAGGCCTTGAAAACTCGGGACTTCGTTTCTTCAAAGTCGAGATAGCGTTTCCAGAAAATCTCGTCATCGCGGGTCACCATCGAACGGTCAATGACTGCCTTGAAGACTTCGGTATTGTTGAAAAGGGTTTCGAGTGTCAGTTTCATTGTCTTCGTGGTTTAAATGGTGAAGAGGAATCGAGACGTGAGGGTCTCCTTGTCTTTGTCCGAGATCGGGACATAGAGCTTCGATTCCCGGACTTCGTAAGCTCGGCCAATGGCGGTGACCGTTGCGCCCGGCTCCACCTTCGTTACGGCGTAATTGAGAAAGTTGGCCGTAGCCTTCGGCGTTGTCCCATCCGCCGCCGTTGCCTCGAAGAGAACATCCCCCGCTTCCGGAGTGAGATTGGCGGCGCTCATCGTGAGCTCGTCGTAGTTGGCATTGGCGGTGCTGATGCTCGAAACGGTTGCGCCGCTCGTACCGTCACCCAGGTGCATGCCCTTATAGACAAGCGATCCTTTGGCGATCTTGATCTTCGTGCCGGTAGACACCTTTTCGACTACTTTCACGTTCTTCACGGCGGATGCTTTGCGCGTCGTCAGATCGACATGCAGAGGCGTAAGAGGCATCAGCCTTGTCCCGGCCGGGATATTGGCATCCTCGAAGTTGAAACCGCCGGAGAGCCGATACACCGTGTCGAAGCGGCACAGTTCTTTCAGCACGTCTTCCGGCTTCAGGTCATAATGAAATCCTGCTGGCATTGTTTACTTGGTTTGAGATTTGACAATTTGTTCTGTCCCCGTGTTGATCAGTTTGGCGATGTCGCTCCCATTGTCGGAGATACCGCCACCCTGGGTCGGGGGTTCGGAGAATTCGAAGCCCGCGTCGATCATGTCCTGCTTTACGCCCTTGAAATACTCGTCAAGGTCGGTGTCTTGGCCGATAGACAGTTTCGATACGATCTTTTCGGAGATTCCGAATTCTTTGGCCTTTGCTGCGATGTCGGCGCTTCGTTGTGCGGCCTGCTGTCTTTGCTGCGCGGCGGCAGCCTGTTCCTCGCGGATGGTTTTCAGCAGATCGGCTTTGAATGCCTCGGCGTCAAAGGGCTTCTCGGGTTCATTTTTGGACTGGCTGCCCCCATTGCCAGGTGCCGCGTTTTTAGCTTCTGCTTTGGCTTTCTCAACAGCCGACGTTACACGGCTGTCGATCTCGGCCTGCATTGCCGAAAGAGCTGACTTCTGCCCCTCGACGATAGCGTCAAGGTTCTCGTCGTTAACCAATCCGGTTGCGGCCAGCGACTCGGCCACCCCCTCGATCGCTTTTGCGCTAAACCCCAGGTTGCTGAACTTGGTTTTCAACGCGGAAAAGATTTTTTCTTTCATGTTTTTTCGTACTATATGGTTTTGAATGTTGCATCACAGCCGGGCATAAAAAAGGTCCGCCGGCGCATACCAGCAGACCTACTAACCAACAACTATGCTCTTTCGTCGGTGTCAGTAGACTGCATAGTCACAGCCTTTCGACACAAAGGAGCCGACTCTCGGCACATTGTGCAAATATTTTGCATGAAAAAATTCAATAAAAAGGCGGGGATTTCTCCCCGCCGTCGAAACAACAATATGAACGATTATTTGCCGAACAGAATGGCAAATACTTGGCGATGGTATAGATTGATTTCTCCGTAGTTACCATCGAATATCTTTTGGATCTCAAAGCCATGCTCCGCCGATATGGCCTTGAGCGCGCGCCATGAGATTTTGCGCCAGTTCATTCCGTGCTCTTTTGCCCATCGTTTGATCGAATACCAATCTTTGGATTCGTCGAGTTGGCGGGTCTTGGCGTCCAGCTGCAACTGAACCTTCTCTTTTGCTTCTACAGCATCGGCCAACTGGCGCAATGCTTCTGAATAGGTTTTGGGTAGCGCCATTGTATAGCCGCCTGTTTTGCGTATAGAGGGCAGCACTTCGGAGGTTACCCATTTGCGGAACGCCTTGGCCTCCGGTTTACGACTATCGAAAATCACATCGTATAGTGCATCTTCATTAATAAAGACGGCCTTCTGCTCTCTACCAAGCGAATCAAGGATGACCTCATTTGAAATGACCCCATCAGATAATCGGGATTTTACTTGACTGGGGTTGCCCAATTCGAGAACTTTGCATACGTCCGTTAAGCAAAACATTGACTCACCGTTCACTTCGGTTACTCTTATTAGCCCGAAACGCTCATTTTTGAAAATCTGAATATCGTTCATATTATAGAAAATTTGTTGTTCTGGAGGCAAAGGAGCAACCGTTCGGCACATTATGCAAGAACTTCTGCCAAAAAATAACAAAAAACGCCCCGCATTCCTGCGAGGCGTCCCAATGTCGGTGATTGGCTATCAGTGGTAAATGAAAGGGTTCTATGCTTTGAACAGCGAGTGGATGAACAGCCGTCCGGCCCTTTGAGCGACCTCGTTGTAGAGTCGTTGATAGTCGGGTGTCCCCGGAAGCGATGCTGTTTTCATAAGCTTTTTATATTTTAAATTGTGACTATTTGTCCAGTATTGCTAAAATGCGCTCGATGCAGGCTTTCTGCTCTTCGAGTAAGGCCGTCAGTCGGTCGGACATTTGGGTTAGTTCGTTCATTTCCGTATCGTGTTAATCTCCGTAATATGTTCTGCTGTTTCCGTAATAGTCAGCCGGGATTATCAGCGGGAGCGGATCGATGGCGGCGCGTTTCGACTCCTCCATCGGGCGGTTTTCGATCTTCGTCGTCATCACCGCCATTTTCTCGTTGCGCCAAGCCTTGCGCAGGCAGGCCGAGAACGACATCGAGGCGTTGACGCGTTTCAGATACCAAGCGTTACGCATGATCTTCGATTTGTTGTAGGTTGCTTTCATGGCAATTATAGTTATTGTTCTATTTCTTGATGCAAACATAACAATAATTATAATACAATCCAAACGATTGAGCAGGAAAATTACACTTATTATTATTTTTTTAGTGTATTTATATAATTTTATGGCAAATTGTCCTATCTTTGCCGCTGGTGTGAGAATTAAACTTATTGTTTATGGCGAAATTTAGGATCAAGGAGATTTGCCGAGATAAAGGCATCACTCAAAAAGAATTAGCAGAAAAAATTGGAATAACCGCCGTAGGGCTCGCAAAGGCTATTGCGGGAAATACTACAATCGGTACGCTTGAAAAAGTTGCCGATGCTCTCGGAGTTGATGTTGTTGAACTATTCGCGGAGAAAGAAGACTTTGTAGCATTTGTCCGAGATCGAGGCCAGATATATGTTTTCGACTCGATTAGGGCGCTAAAGGAGTTTACGGACGCCGCGGATAAGACTGCCGGAGTCATGCGAGAACTCGGGGAAGCTGCGGACGCGCTGAAAGAGAAGGAATAACCCGGAATATACGTTCGCGAAACAAAGGCGAGGAGTGGTAAAAAATTCATTCCTCGTCTTTTTTCTTGGATATTTCAATATGGAATTGTAAATTTGATCGACTAATCAGATTTCGCTTTATGCTTTTCATTGTTATTTGCCTTGTTGTTATCACCTTATGCATTATGATGTTTGGCAATACAAGTGCACCCCAAAAGGACCAACAAGAAATTTGTACGACTACTTCTAATGAGGGCCATTCTGTTAGAAAATCAGCTTATAAAAGTGAAAATCAAATAATAATTAAACAAAAACAGAAGGCTCAAAAGGAGGCTATCAATGTTACCGAAGAAATAAGGCGTTCATCAATTATTATTGACTATGCTTTTTTTGTTGAAACGATTGTGCATGAGTGGCGTAAGATGGAAGCAAAGATTGCGCAGTTAGAAAAGTTTGAGCGCATGGATGGAATTAAGATTAGTATGTCTGCGTCACAAGTAGAGAGCGAGGGGATTAAACAGTATAATGAAGGGATATTAAAGGCGATTCAACGTCAATTTGATGGTTATAAATGGGTAATCCCATTTCTGAAAGCGCGATCGGATGTTGCGTTATATACACAGGATATGTATGAGCGAATTGAATATGCTAAATCATCTACTATAACATTTGATAACCAAATGTCTGTATTGGATAGTTTAGAAGATATACGCGCAAATGTAGATGATTTTTGTTCGTCGTTTATTTCGGTATCTGAAAAAGAGTGTATGCAAAATGCCAAAAAATTAATTGGCTATTGCAACAGTTTAAATATTTTGTCGATTAAGCTTTTTAAAGAAAAAAAAGATTCTGAAGCATTGAAAGTATTAACAGAATCAGGAATAAATGGTAATTCTTGTGCCAATAGAGATTTATGGGATTATTTTAAGGAGCATCCAAAATATGCTAACAATGAGCATGAACCGTTATATCGTCTTTGCACGACCGGGGCAATCATAAGCTACCGTCATGCGCAAAAAGCAATTGCGGAAAATCGTAAATATAAATCAAAAATTTTATTGGCAATGGCTTATGGAGTAGGTGTCGATGATTATACAGATGTTCCCAAAGGAGATTACTGGGAATGGCCGGAAGACCAAAAAGGGACACGACCTATTGAAATATACAGATGCCCATTTGAGGGGGCCTATAACTTTCGGATGAACAGGTTTGTGGAGTTATCATCGCATACTAAATATGATGGCTATTATTACTATGATATGGAGACAATAAAGGTTCGTCGGCGGAAAAATAACTAATCGCGCTTTTTGCGAGGTTGATTTTATAATTAAATAATAATCACATGGAAACTATTACTATTATTCTGGGTATTGTCTTTTTTGTCTTTGGTGTTTTGCAAATCATATTATTTTTTAAATTATGGAGAATGACGGATGACGTGAGAATAATATCAAAAAAAATGAGCGACTTAAATGCGTGCTTTTTACAGAAGATCAACTCTTCAAATAATTTAGGTCGAGATTTGTCAGAGTTAGACAATAAAATAACGCATGTAGCTATTAATCCTATTCGACCTAAGTTTGAAGTTGGCGCAATAGTATTGGACCGTAATACGATGAACAAATTAGTCGTAATGGAGATTGGAATTAGTGGATATTTATGCGGCAATGAAGCAGGGGAGATAGATCGAATATACGATTTTGACGAAGTTATAGAATTACCAGAAGCCCAATAATAATATCGCTGGCAATCAATAAATTCAACTCATTGATATTCAGGCGGGCAGGAGAGGCCTGAAAAACGCCTAAAATTGCCCTATAAATAGGGTTAATTGTTTGAATATCAGAGCGGTCAGGAGGTGGCCAACTTTCACTTTCCGGCCCTCTTATCCCCAATGTCCGCGAAAGCCTTGTTTTCGGTGATCCAGTAGGGTAGCGTGTCCTTCTTTTGGGCCCGCTTGATGCGATCCTCGTTTTCGGTCAGCCATTTGGTGAATCCTTTGGGCGGTTCTGTCACCTCATTGTCGGCATCCTCCCACCAATCCTTTCCTGTGCCTTCATTGGCGATGATGGGGACGGCATAACAACGACAATTAGGATGCCATCCGATGAATTTGAATGACTTTGGGTACTTGCCCTCCATAGCGTCGCATATCTCCAACGGTGCACGTCCTTTTTTGAAGCGCGGGTACCAATCCTTTGCCAGCCACGCCGCGTGTGTCTTGGAGGTTTTGACCTCAATGCCGACAATGAAATCGAGTTGTTGCCAGCGCACGCTGTCGCACTCCCGGTATGCGGAATTTATCTCGGTGCGTGCCATTCTCATTGCATTCTGGTAAGAGGACCGGTATACGCCTTGCCCTGAATGATATACCCTTGCTGCTTTCGATGGCTTGAGTTCGCCGAATATATCCCGGACCCGCCGGAACAGTTTGTCGGGTTCGTTCAGAAAGGATCGCACGTCCCGGCTGATAGCCGCCGCGCTGCGGCCTTCGCTAATGCCCACAGATAACGAGAGCTCAATGTGCTGCTGCAACTGCTTCGAATAGTTCCATACGCGATCAGAAAGGGTATGCCCGTATGACTTACGACGCTGGAAGGCTTCGAGAGCTTCGATATTGTGAAGCATCCATCCTCTTTTCGGGTCTGAAAATAGGGCTTTAACCCACGAATCGGTTTTATCATTGGCAAAGGCCCATTCGGCGGCTACCCCTGCAACCACAATACTCTTGAGTTTATAGCTGAAAGTCGATATTGCCTCTTCGGCCTGTTTCTGTTTGGCTTTGTTTTGCGAAAATGCAAATATTTTGCCTCCCGATGGGTCGTAATTATAGCCAACGCCCAGCCGGATCAATTCAGCAATAGCAGCATCGTACAGGGCATCTATTTCGGAGAGGTATTGCTCGACGTGCTTGCGATGCTGCTGCTCCCATTTGGCGCTATTGAGATTGATTCTCGGCATTTCTGTTCAAATAGTTTGATATTCGTCCGGCTAAAACACCAGAAAATCCGCTGAAATTGTTCTAAAGGTTAGAATGTGGGTTCAAAAGCATTGTTTGCCGACCTGGCCGTCTGTTCCTCCTGAATCTCCTTGATCTCATCGTCCACCTCATCGGTGATCCCCGCCATCATTACGCCGGTTTTGAGCGAGGCGACAGGCTGTCCGCAAGCCTCCGTGGCGATTTTGACCTTCTCGGCGATGTCCTCGATAGTATAAGGCTGTATCTCTGTTTCGATGTCGATGGTCTGGGCGGCTTTTTGGTATTCTGCATTTAACGATCCTACCGCGGACACGAGAAAGTTATATCGCCGCTGTATATGCTCACCGATCACCTCGGCGTGGTTGTCGATAGCCAAGTCCGTGCCCATGAACAGGAATCGGAAGGCCCGACCGGAAGGAACGTCGCCTAATCCTTTCAAAGAATCGAGTGATAGCTGAGGCGTATTGGTCAGCTGATAGGCCTTACTCCAAAGCCCCTCCAGTTCCAAGCGCACGGCATCGCTCGCCTGATCCCAATTCAGATAGTATACCTTGCCCCCGTTGGTAATCTTGATGAGGCGATTTTTGCCCGACTGCTGCGGGGTCCCGTGTATATCGCCCTCAAGGATTAGATAGGGGAAGAAGCATCTGTCGATGCAATCCGCGAAGTTGGACATGAGCCGCTCCAAACGGTCACGAATGGGCCTGATGTTGTGGCAAAGCGGCTTCGACCGCCACGAATATATCGTGGGGTTTTTGCTGAACATATGTTTGAATTCGCTGACTTTTACCCAATCTGTTTCCATGCGCCATTTATAGACCTTATCGTCGGTTACGGTCATAAAATAGACCGTCTCTGTGCCGTCGGCCTCTTTCACCGAGTATTCGCGGCTCAATGCGATATAATCGCCCTTGTCGTCGAAAAGCGGATACAACTTGTCGCCCCGAAATGGCGACCATATAGCGCACCGGAGATTAAATTGGGGCACCACGGTTCCTCCGAACGTCTTTTTGACTTGTTCGAGTATTTTCCGCCAGAACCCCTCGTCTTTGACGACATACCAATATTCAGCCACCTCGGTTTCGGACAACCATGAGCGGACGATGCGCTTATTGTTGTAGCGCATTTTATTCTTCCGGCTTATGCTGTTTATAATAGACAACAGTGCCTTTTCCTGATCGTTGTTGGGGCGACAATTCACTTTGGGGTCATTGCCTACGGCCCAGGCCGTGTGTATGTTCGTAATATCCTGTTCTAATGGCAATGTAATGCGATTTGTCGGGTTGGTGTCGTCCTTCTTATACTGCGGAGGGATGACTTTCCCGGTTTTGGAGTCCACGCGCGCCTCTTCGACGATGACTTTGTTGTCCGGCCTTATTTCCGGGTTCATAATATCATGTTTGTCCGGGTCCCAATCTTTATACAAGGCTTGGGCGTCCGGAAGCGGAGTGCGGCGATATTTGAGGTAGTATATCTTTTCTGCTTCGGTAGGCAGGGCGAGTATTTCTTGTAGAGTCTTCATATCGTTGATTTAAAAATATCCTTCGTAGTTTTTGATCTGCTTTATTTTGCCGAGAATCATTCCCAAGACATAATATCGTACAGCATCTATAAGGTGGTCTGCTTGCCCGTCTTTTGGCGCGTTGATGGGACGCCCGTTTTTGTCTTCGTCCCACACATAGTTGCGAAATTCCATAAGCATATTGTAAGATCGTTCGGTGACGTATATTTCCATTTCAAGCATTTTTTCGATGCCTGCAATAATGGATTTGCCGCTCTTATCAACCGGGTATATCGCTATTCCGGCGTTCCCTATCTCATCAACCAATCGGGGGTCTGCGGACTCCGACATGACCTTCAAATCGGGGTATTTTTTGAGTTCGTAAATAATCTCATTGGTGAGCATATGTGTTTTGTAGCACAACTCATCAATATACAAGGCGTCGCCTATGGTGCCGCATTTGGCTATTGCCGTTGGATCATTAGAGTAGCCGAAGTCTTGACATAGCGCGACTCTTTCGCACCATTGCGGGAACTCCTTAATTGTGTTTATTTTCTTGAATATCGCACCTTCAGCAACGTCTACCCATTTGCCCATTACGATATGCGCATATTTATCGGGATTATCCTGTTTCATTCGCTCTACTTCGCGTATGAATTCTTCGGAAAGGTTGTCGAGATTGTCGAGATAGGTAGTATGTATATGAAGCACATTCGGATGTGTGCTTATTTGGACATCTACGCCGTCGAAATTGACGAGTTTATAGGTTTTATCAATGTATTTCTTATATATAAAATGATTTGAATCGGTAGGGTTCATAATAATGATGACCCGGTTCTGAATTCCTTTTTGCCGAATGGAAAGTACGAGTTTATCAAAGTCTGCTTCGCTCGTCCACTCCTCGGCCTCATCGCATACAAAAGTCGTGATGCCTTGAATTGACTTTAATTTTGCAGTTTGGTTGCCCGACGATGTTTTGATGCCTCGAAACAAAACACGGCTGCCTGATACAGTATTGACAATATCAGCCTTTGTCACATCGAAGAATTCTTCTGTGCCGTCAGCTTCGATCTTTTCGAGAAATTCGGGGATAACCGAAATAGAGGCCGACGCCATAGTGTAGCGAGTGTATAGCACGACGTGCCCAGCTTCAAAGGTTAGCCGCTCTATGAATGCGCCGGCATTGAACGACTTACCCGAGCCTCGGCCTCCCGTAATCAGGATGATGAAGTGCTCGGTATCCTCGTACAACGGCAGATATATGCCCTGTGGCTGGATCATTTCTTTTGGAGATGGTCTTTAACCCATTCTCTTACTGGAATAGAACCTTTGAATTCGATTGGTCCCTCGTCTTTTCCAGTAAGTGGTTGTGATGCTTTCCCGAATATCCGATCAAATAGCGAATCGAGGGTATTGGTTCGCCCTGCATTGGCATCCTTAACGACTGCTCGAACTACTCCGACAATCCAAATCGGTGTATTCTTGCTGTCGGCGAGTTTTTTGAGGTTATCAAGGGGCTGTTCCAGAAGGAATTGAATTAGTTTGAAATAATCCTCTTTGCTCAATTCCGCTTTGGCTTCTGTGCCGAGCAGTTTTTTGATATGGTTGTACAGCGAAGGCTTCCGGCCTCTATTTGCGGGCTGGTTAGTGCTTGAAAAGCGATTCCCTTTTCCTTTTATATGTTCATATTCTCCTGCCAAATCGCTTGTTTTACGCTTGTTTTTATCACTTTAACTGTCTATATCTGTTTCCTGTATCTGTGTTTCTGCAAATATTCATATTCACGGCGATCTGTTGTCCAACGTCCTGCATAGCCTCTATAAAATGTATGAGTTGCGCCATCTCCCCAGTTAAATTTAACCACATCTTGCCCTTTAGACTCTGCCTTTCGTAATATATGGTTTAGGTCGGATTGTCTCCTCTTGTAGAATTGCAATGGCGTTTCATTTGCTCTACGAGCTGTACCCCTAATTCCTCCACTTGTTTTCGCCATGTCAACTTATGGTTATATTATATCTTTTCTTTAGTAATCTACGCGCAGCTTGGGTCCCTTCATTATCCGGATGGCCTCTTGCTACACTCAATAAAGCTTCCAGTTTGGTTTCGCGAGGACTCTTTATTTTGCCAGCTTTCACCAAATTTTCATATTCGGCTATGGCAGAAGCTCGTCTTTTGCTATATTCATTACGAGCAGCCTCGGCCTCTCGTTCAAATTTTTTACGGCCACGGGCTGTCATTCGTATGCTCCGCCATTTATCATCCATATAATCACTGATTGGCGACCGAAGCCCGCGTTTCCCCAGATACTCATCAAGGGATATTTCTTTGGGGTATTTATTACCTCTTATCGAACCGCTTGTTTTAGCCATTTCCTTTTGCTGTCATTAATTGTTCAACATACACAAGGCTATGTGCCGCACAATACTCTTGCACAACCTTACCGCCTCCGTAAATGATAAGGTTCGGGGTTTCTTTGCCTGAAATCTCTTTTGCTATCCGATGCTCTGCTTTCAGATATTCGAGGCGATCAGCATATCCTCGCGTGAAAAACGCATTGTATCCTTCGGGAATACCCATGCGATTATAGTCATAAAATTTCCGAGAAACATTCAGATCGGCATATATGGAAATACCGCATTCCTGGAAATATCGAGAAATCCACCGTTTCTTGTAAATCTGTTGTAACCCCCATGCTGTGGGGGTCGTGTCAAATAATGACAAATTTGGTTCTACAGCTGATACGCATCCGCCATTCAATACCTTTGTCGGGTCTTTCCATATACTCTCGAAGCGATAATCATCTACGTAGAAGTGATAGGTAGATATGCCCTTCTTTTGCCGCGATTCGGCGCCATAAGGCGCGAATGGCAGTTGTAACTTTCCGGCTTGCATATCGAGGCGCAAATTGGGAATTTCAAAAATGTTGTTACTCTCGTATAGACAGTCGGTAAGCATTGATTGGTAGAAAGCGTTTCTATCTTCATTATTCTCGGGCTCATTGCCTGATTCATTGCTCGAGATGTATTTTGAATTTATTGCCTGAATTCCTTCGTCAAATGCAGGCATTTCGAGGCCGATTTCATCGAAATCCGTATCGCTCCATTTATCGTCTTGCAAGGCTTCGAAATCCCACTCTCCGTTATTAATATTATCTCGCAAGATGATGTCATTCTCTTCTTGCTCGCCAATGTTGCTATATATGATGACCGGCACTGATTTAAGCCCTAATTTTTTAGCGGCTTTTAGACGTTGATTGCCGCATATGACGACCTCATTGCCAGTTCGAGTGGATACGGCAATAGGTCGATGCTTCCAAAATCCGTGAGTGCGTATAGAAGTCATCAGCCGCTCCATATCCTCCTTTGATATACGTCGGGGGTTGCCTGATAGCGGTAAAAGGTCGGAGACTTTGCGGGATGTTATTTCACTTGCATCGGTCATGCTCGCTTTGATTCGTTATTTGGTTCAGAAGCAAAGGAGCCGACTCTCGGCACATTGTGCAATAGTTTGACGAAAAATTTTCAGATTTTTTTGAAAAAATGTTTTGCATATTCAAATTAAATGCTTATATTTGCAATACCAAAACAACTAAACAAGGCCGACGGGCCATAAGCGGCAACTATGAAAAACTTTATCAATTCTTACGATCGCGTCAAAGGAGCCATTGAATCGGGCAAGGCTATCAACATCTTCAACATGGTAGACGGCGACTACGTCGGCATGGGTGAATTCGAATATTCGGACGAAGCCATGATCGTTCTCGAGCTCGTCGCCAAGAATGGCGAAGGATTCGTCGTAGACATCTGCAATCGTGTTCTCGAATCAATAAATGTCGGCAAGGCTATCACGTTATCCGAAAAACAGCGTTGGTGCATCGCTTTCGCGGCGAATAAGATTTCGACGGATAAAGTCGATGAGCTGCACACAGCCGATGCTGAATTCATCGCTATGGTCGAATCTGAAGAGGCTGTTGAAAATACGGCACATAATAACGAATATTTTGAAAACATGGACGACAATCAATTTATTTCCATTCGTTCGCTTCTGAACCGAGCCGAAGCCGGTGAAACTATCTCCTCCATTAAACTGTCTGATGCCGGTAAATACGCCTCCAACGCGAAAGGTGATATGCTTATCAATACGGACATCTTCTTCTCGTCGCGCGTATATGCATACAGGGCCGATGACCGGCTGGTTAAGATTGGGAAAAAGACGCTTAATGTCGATGAGCTGCGCCGGCAACTCGAACGGTTCATCGGTAAAGGATCCGCCGTCGTTTGCATAGGCGGCAAATGCCTTCGTGGCGAAATTACAAAATAGCTCAATATGAAAGAGTACCCCGCATTTATTATCGATAGAAGTCGCCGTTCGGAATCGTCCCGTTTTTCCGACGACTTCATCGTCTGCACCGATCGGGAGGTCGGGTTCATCGCCAGAGTATACAAACTTCCCAAATCACGCCGTGCAGAGTTCGAGCAGAGCATCGCCTGTCTATCCGAATCGCAAATAGATAACCGATACTATTTTGCCATCATTGGAAATGTATTGTGCGTGCTGGAGGTCGTGCGAATGTTGCATGAGCCTGTTGCGCATATCAACAGACTTCGGCCGTTGATGAAGAAGGCTTTCAAAGCCTACATACACGGCGAAGAATCAGCCGTTCGACGGGACGGTCAGCCGTATGACGATCAGATAGCCGCTCTTGACGACATCCTGCGGATGGCAAAGTCGCAACGGTCACGCATGGTCGATATGAACGGTGAAGCGGCCACGGAACGATTTACAAGCGCGATTCAGTCGGCCCGCGATTCCGTTGCCTTGCTTCAAAAAATCACACAACATGAATAAGGATGCATCAAAACGGGGCGGTGCGCGCCCGGGCGCTGGACGCAAATGTAAAGGCAGTGCGCCGTCGGTCACTGTAAGCTTGCGCCTCCCCCCGGAATTGCGAGACGAGTTGCGCGCGTTTCTGAAATCCCGCCGGATGACCGCCGCACAGTTCGTGGAGGAAGGACTATGCATCCACCGTAAACCCGATGCGAATAGCCCGGGTTTTAATGGGATAGATTGTTCAAAATGTCCGTGTTTTTCTCGGGGAGAAAAACAACTTTAAAGCGGTTTATTGTTCAATATGTATAAAAAATCCCCGAGCTCGTGGCCCGGGAGTTGGGAGGGTGGGTTACCAATCTTCTGTATCATTAGCAGAATTGGCGGTTAAATTGTTATGAACATCTTTCTGAATCTGAATTAGTAAGCGATTGCAGCAGTCTATGATAGCTCGGCGGTAAAAACCTTCTATTGCTTTCATTTTACCATTTTGTTTAAAGCATAAGTCATAAGTGAGAAGTTCTGCTGGGGTATCTGTCGCTGGTAAATATACACCATTAGTCATCCCAGCAGGAGAATGTCCTTTAATTTGTCGAATATCAATTTTATAACGCCCATCTCTACATCTTATGTCAAGTGTGTAGTATATATTTGCATCCACGATCATTCCCATTGCCGCCCTTGTTGGGATAACCGAATATCCTTTTACAATAATAATTCCTTGGTCGGGATCGTCTAATTGAATAACATCTTTTGCCGAATTGAATATATTCGTTATGCACAATTTTGTCGCATTATATAGGGCTTTCTTGTCATGTCCTTCCTCATGAACAACTCGGGAAAACACAACCTCGCCTTTTTCATTGAACGGCATTTGCCCTTTCCCGTATCGTTTTTGATCAGCTTCTTTATCGACTTGCGCCCAAATAGGGGTCGCAAATAAAACCAAAGAAATAGTAAGTAAAAGTTTCTTCATGGTGTTTAATTTTTGGTTTATACAATTTACCCCCCCCGGATACTCGGAGAGGGGCATTTTTGTTTAGTGCTATTATGTGTGTGCTTTGGCATACGGTTCCAGCTCTCCTCCGGTAGGCATTAGTCTAATTAGAACACCTTTAGCCCTCTTTTTTTAGGGCGACTTCGCCCTTGTTTTTAGCCCTCTCTTCTCGGAATAGATCAAGTAGTACCCCATTTTGCCGAATTAGCTCCTCGTTTTGTCGAAGGACTTGGTCTAAATACTTCTTCATAGTGTTTGAATTATTTAAGTCAGCTTCCGAAAGTGTTGCGTCTTCTCCTCCTTGACTGACAGGTTGGTCGGTATTTTTGAGCATTGACCCTTCGCCGGTCAATAACCAATTTTTGTTTAGTGCATTGTTTAGGTTGCATAAACGCACGACAAAATCTTCCGGCCTTTTATCTGGGTTGTTGACTACTTGGGAGAATGCGGATTTATTGGAATAGCCCATTAGAAGACCTATTCCTTCTTGAGTTTTAGCAATGCCGCTACCTATAAGCCATTTTATGGCTTTTTTTATTCTCTCAGTCTCAGTCATTTATAAAATGTGCCTAAAAATAGTTTGCTTTTTTGTTTGGATATACACTAAACAAAGTTTATATTTGCATCGTGGAATTGAACTACACCGCAAAGGTAAATAGTTCTACGCCGCAAAACAATGTAAAGATATATAAAAAAGATTGAAACAACCAAATCCGAAAGGGCGAAATAGTGCGCCAATAGGGTTTACAAATGTTCTTTGAGCCGAGTCGGGTTCGATTCCAGACACCGAGATTGTTGGAAGACATACTGCGGGATACCTATTGTGAGAGATACAAAAAGCCGAGCAGTCGCGGTTGGCATTTGGCTATATCCGCCACGCTTATAACGTGTAGGCAAGTTATACGACATAGGTCAATGTGAGTTGTGCGAGGTCGCTTTGCCACTGTAACCCATTTCTTACGAGTAAGAGAAGGAGAATCAGAACAGCCATTACACTGTATCCATGAAAACTGGGGATGTGGGCGTGAGATGATAGTATGTTGCATACACCAGTATTGAAACAATACAATGTAGGTAAGGTTTACGGCTCAAAGGACTTTTTAATAAAAATTGTTAAGGTTTTATAATATGATTAAATCACAAGAAGACATCGAGCGTTGCGCCTTTGTAAAGGGTTACAACGTCATCCGCGCCCGGAGAAAAGGGCGGGACCTTGCCAGCATTGCTATGGATGAGATCAGCCAGGCATTGAAAGAAGGCGGGTTATGCGACAAAGCGTTCCACAATCGCAAATACGGCTATGTGAACCATACGCCCACAGAACGGGAAAAGATCGAACAGATATTTACCAAATGGGGCGTATCCGATCCCTGGGGCTTGGCTTAAGACTATGAAAACTGACGCCCTATTGAGCAAACGCGAGCGTGAGGTAATGAACCTCGTCGTGCTGGGCTATTCGGCCCGCGAGATCGCAGAACGGATGAACGTGATCTACCAATGCGTAGCCAACCACCTCCAGAGCATCTACGACAAGACAGGGACGAAGCGGACCTTGCAGGCATTGGTTACCTGGTATTTCACGCAGAATTTCGGCATCACGCTCAACGTGTCCGAGATGACCCGACGCGTCGGGGCCGCGGTTCTGCTGTGCCTGTTCTCGGTGGAGGTGTTCAGTACGGATTTCGAATGTCGCAGGTTGCGCAATCCCCGCCGAAGCCGAGGCTTCCGGGTGGAGGAGCTGATAGAGAACTAAACCAACAAGGAGTGCGTGGCAGGTTCGAATCCTGCCGCACTCCCAAGATAGCATCCCGCAAGGGTTAGGGGTTTAATCGCTGGCAATAACCCCAGCTGCAAGGCAGAAAGCGATTTTCGGGTCTTTGACGTATTGATACACGAGAACCATCCGAGTGGATGTAAAACCCAGTGAGCGACTTGGCGCAGAAGGGCTGGCAACAGATAAATACCAACGAGCGAGCGATGATCCGGAGCGATCCGGTGAGCCGTATCAACACTATGCCCGGTGTGGTTTGAATGTACCTATCCGGGCTCCAATGCGGGTTTTGTGCACACGTTCTTTCTGTCCATTTGCGATTTAAGCTTGTAGTCATTTGCGCAATCCCGCTTTTATGCCCTGATGGCGACCAAATAGATAACCGGCTTCGGCTGGCGTATACCACTATTTATTCGGCGAGCCTTGTCTTCGATGGCGTCAGGGCACGAATACCTTAAAATTTCAAAACTATGGAGAATTTAAAAAAGCCACAGGCCCGCATATTGGCCTACTTCATCAGAGGAGGCACGCTGACCGTGTGGAAAGCGATGAGCAAATTTGGCACGACGGAGCTGCGGAAGATTGTCACGAGGCTCCGGCGCAAAGGCTACATCATCGTTGGCGATTGGTGTTACAGCCACGACGCAGACAGAGGGCGGGTTGTCCGCTACAAAGAGTATCATATGGTCGTTAACCCCGAAATTGCACAAATATGAAAACCGATGCATTCAAAACCCGAAAATTTATGGGTATTGACTTCACTCCGCGAAAAAGATACCGTGCGGAGATCGAACGGCTCGAGCGCGTGAATGCGGACATCCGTCGGAGCTTTGCCGAAGGCGAGAAAGATCGCAATAATCTTCTGAAAAAGTGCGCAGAGGAACGCAACCTGCGTATTGCCGTCGAACTCGATCTGATGAAATATACCCGCAAGCGAGGCGCCGACGGGCGTTTCATCAAAGAATAAGGCGTATTAACGCCTCCTTTCTTTATCCATCATTGCACGTCGTCTGCCATCCGTGAGGCCCGCGGGCGATATTTGGAGGGTTGGCCGAGTGGTTGAAGGCTCCGGCTTACTAATCCGGCGAGCGGTAACGCTTCGGGAGTTCGAATCTCTCACCCTCCGCAACCCCTTTGTTGATGGTGCAAGTAGAGCGACGATAGCGCAAGGGATTATTGCCGATTGCGCGGCAATGACAAAGCGGAACAGACGCTTGACTCTATCGGACAGGTTATACGAAAGCATCTGACAGCCTGGAAAGACAGGCATTTTGAGCTATGGTGTAACGGTAACACATCTCCCTTTGGAGGAGGCGCTTCCGGTTCGACTCCGGGTAGCTCAACAGGGGAGCGATCCCCACGTTGTTAGTTTGATCGAAGGGTCATTCAATCAACGGAAGCGATAGAGGGTATATCCCTCGACAATCCGAGGCCGCGTGAATAAGAGTAGCGAGGCCGAGGCGGGTTAAGCCCACGAAACGGGAGATAAAGAACGCAAACCGGCGGCGCGGAAGCCGTGTCGCCACCGCGGGGGATCGTCGTAAGTCCCCCGCATTTTTTGAAATAAACAATCATCTATTATATGCAGAGTTATATCAATGAGCTCAAAGAAAAGGGTCTCGTGCCCTTACGGCTCGATAGAAACACGGTAATCTTGGTTCCTCCGGAGAAAGCCAATGAGAAATACAAGGCGCGCTATCTCAAAAACGCCGAAAGGTCGCGGAAATTGGCAATAAATCAGTTTTAATCTAATATTATTAAAATTATGAAATTATTTACCGAAAAACACAAAAACCAATTCGGGGATTATGACATCACTTTCCATGCAACCGGATGGATTGCAATCGTCGCAGTCGTCTGTTGTATCATTGCCGTCTGTATGGTGGGATGTCCTTCGTACAACGTATGGCAGCAGGAAATGAGCGGCAAGGCGGAATTTGCCAAAGCTGAACAAAACCGACGTATCAAAATCGAGGAAGCGAAAGCCAACCTGGAAGCCGAGAAACTCAATGCACAGGCAGAAATAGAGCGAGCAAAAGGTGCGGCAGAAGCCATTCGGATTGAGAACGGATCGATCACTTCGACCTACATTCAGTATTTGTGGGTGCGCCAACAGAATAACATTCCCAACAAGGTGGTTTATATTCCCACGGAAGCTAATCTGCCTATCTTGGAAGCGAAGAAATAGTAAAGGCTGACGCAGTAGTACAGCGGTAGTGCGCTACTGGCAGACATCCCGACGCGTCGGAGTGTCTGCCTGTGGAGGTCGGAGGTTCGAATCCTCCCTGCGTCGCAATAGTATTACCGCCATAGTAGTATTGTCGGCTGGCGTCCTATCTACGAATAACCCCTAAAAGTAAGAAATTATGGATGACATTACCCGCGTCTGCCGCAAATGCGGGCAGGAAAAGCCGCTGGAAGAGTTTGCGAAGAATAAGGGATGCGTATTAGGTCGTACCCATACTTGCAAACAATGCGAGGCGGAAAGATACCGCAAATGGCGTGCCGCCAATTCCGAAAAGAGGTGGGAATATAACCGAAAGTGGCGTGCCGCCAATCCCGAAAAGAGGTGGGAATATAACCGAAAGTGGCGTGCCGCCAATCCCGAAAAGATACGGGAAATACGCCACAAGTGGCGTGAAGCCAATACCGAAAAGGAGCGGCAAAGGTACCGCAAGTGGTACGCTGCCAATACCGAAAAGTTACTGGAAATGAAACGCAAGTATCGCGAAGAACTGACTGACAGTTATTTAATAGATAAATTAAAACGCTTAAACCTCCCAGTAACCCCAGAAACAATCGACTACAAACGTATTCAACTAAAGCTATACTGAGAAATCAAAAAACAACAAAACGATGAAAGAGATTAAGAACATCCGGGAATTGACGGCCGATTTGGGCCGCGTGTATGCAGAGCTTCGAGCACGAGAGATCGAGACCAAAGAGGCATCGGAGATTGCTAACATTGCGGGTAAGATCATCAACGGCGCAAAGGCTGAAATGATGTACCGAATCGCCCTTAAGGAGAAGCCGTCGATACCTTTTTTCGATGCCGATGGCAAATAATTTTGCAGATTCGAAATGAAGTTGTATATTTGCAATTGCAGACCGATGCTATTAGCATCAACAAAGTACATAGTTAACGCTATATAAAGCGTTGTCCCTTGTCCACTTTCAGCTTGCTGATAGTGTCGGTCTGCAAACCTGACTGGGGCAACGCCTTTTTTATTGCCCTTTACATATTAACTAAACTTTTAACAGACAATGCAGACCGATGTTAAAAGTGGTACCCGGGTAAATAACACCCAGACCACACCGCGCGCAAAGAAAAGCCGCACCGTATTCTATCGTTGCCACCTCAAGGCAACACGACCGATGTTCTCTTCGGACAAAGTCGATTACACTGATGTTATCCGCGCTGCCTGCGAGGAACACGCCCTTGGCTGTTTCCTGGCTCGGTTCCGCATTATGTATCCGGCCTATACTGTCGTTGTCGGCACCATACTCGTAAGCCGGGTATTCCCTCCCAAAGTCAAACATTAAACCGCTGAATTATGGCAAGCCTTGTAACCTTGCTGCTGTGGATGTTGCCCATAGCCGCAGTTTTCGGCGTCGTCTACTCTGACAAGCGCATCTACGATACCGTAGACGCTATTCTGAACCGTGTCTTTGAAAAATTCGATTAGCCATGAACGCGCAATATCACATTACAACAACATCCCCGGTTCTTCCGGCATCGGAGGAGCTGGTAGACATCCCGAGCGAATATATTACGGGCAACGTCAAAAAGCGTCCGACACTTAACGAATTCACATTGTCTGACAAGTCGATGAAGCTGCTCTTCAAAATGTTCGCCGCTTTTTTCGAACATAAGACACCCGGAGATGCCCAAGATTCAGATCGAGGCCAGTATTATACCTACGGGGATGTCGACGGATTTACCTTCGAAGTGGACTGGGGTGTATTTCACATCACCGTGGAGCGTCATTACCTATGGGACGATCTGTTGAGCGCCCCCGATGAGGGGTTCACGGTTACAGAAGTATGGGACACGATCTATGATTGTTCCCGTCCGTGCCTGGCAAAACGAATGAACGATTACGCAAAACGAAACAACTTATAACCAACAACAACTATGGAAGATAACAAGATTCAGCAGGAAACCGTCCCTGCGACTATTACGGCCCCATCATCGGGGGATTCGATGCTCGTGTTCGCCTCGCAGGCCAATTTCGAGAACGCACAGCGCATGGCTATATCGCTGGCTTCGTCCACCATCGTCCCGGAGCAGTATCAGAAATCTAAAACCCCGGAGGCTGTCGCCAACTGTATCATTGCGCTGGAAATGGCCAACCGTATCGGGATGTCCCCGCTGCTGGTGATGCAGAACCTCTACGTAGTCTACGGTAATGTAGGCTGGTCGTCGAAGTTCCTGATCGCTGCGCTGAACACCTGCGAGCGGTTCTCGCCGCTTCGCTACGAACATGAGAACGAAGGCGATCTGGATAAGTGGCGTTGTCGGGCCTGGGCCATTGACAAGACCACGGGCAGCCCGCTGCACGGCGCCTGGGTGTCGATGCAGATGGCCAAAGACGAAGGATGGTACGGCAAGGCCGGCAGCAAGTGGAAGACGATGCCCGAACTGATGCTTCAGTACCGCTCGGCGGCGTTTTTCCAGCGAACATATGCCCCGGAAATATCTATGGGGATGCAGACGGTCGAGGAAATCCGCGATGTGGTAGATACCACCTACGAAGGCGTTACTCCGGGGCGGCAGGCAGCCGTATTCGACATTTCATCCATCAAGACCGAGGCGGATGTGAATGCCGCGCTGCTCCGCGGGCTTATCAACAAGGAAGAGGCCGACAACCTGCGCGAGATGATTACAAAGACGAAAGCTGTCGATGATATTGCCGCAGCAGCAGAGAGGGTGATGGTCGATGACGGCAAACTTTTCCCCGAAAAATAATCAAACAAGTATATGAATGGCTCGAATACATATCAGAACACCCCCGAATGGTTCAACGACCGCTTATTTCATTTCACCTCGTCAGAGCTTCACAAGCTAATGACCAAACCCAGGTCGGGCGACGTATCGAAGGTTACCGAAAGCTACATTTTCGACAAGCTGGCCGAGGATTTGACTAACGGTACTTGCCTGGACTATAACGAACTGAACACACGCGAGGTCCGATGGGGGCACCAACACGAGCCGGAGGCTCGGATAGCTTACGAGGATCGCACGGGCAACACGGTCGATCTGTGCGGTTTTATCGAGTGGTCGCGGACTTTTGGAGGCAGCCCCGACGGATTAGTCGGAGAGGACGGTATCATCGAGATCAAGTGTCCTTACAACTCGGCGATACACGCCAAATATCTGCTGTTGGAGACTGCTTCGGAGCTGCACGGTATTAATCCCGAGTACTATGCCCAGATTCAAGGGAACCTGCTCGTAACCGGACGCAAGTGGTGTGATTTCATATCCTACGACCCTCGGTGTCAAAACCGATATTTCATGCTCAAAATCCTGCGTGTGGATCGGGACGAGGCATTTCTAAAGAGAGTCCGCGATGCCCTTGATAACGCCGACCGGATCAAGGAACAAATAGCCGCTAAAATGGTTCGCTTATGTATGAGTTGAAAGAGTGGGAGATCGCACAGGTGGTGCGCATCCTCCGGGACCTGGATCAATGCCGGGGTCAAACCGTGAAAGGGCAGAACGCATTGCGAAACGCCAAATTGTTGTACAAGAAAATAATGAAACGCCATGACAAGGATCGACGAGATCAGAAGGGAGGCCAGGGACATACAAGACCTGCTTGAATGTCTCAATGATGCCGACATCAACGCGATGATCGGACGCCTCGATCAGCTGGGCGTGTATTATGCCCGCAGCGGAGAGTTGTTAAGCGAGGTCATTGGAATGCGGGATGCGGCTGTTGCAAAGATGTTCCATGATGAAAAAGAGGTTATTGCGAGCCTTTCAGCGTCATTAGCCAATAAGTTGGTGGATAGCTCGGCATCAGAACTGAATGCGCTGGCCAAATGGTTAGATCGGATCAACGCCGCTTGTAAGCATCAATGCGACAATCTACGGACGATGATAAGCTTCGAGAAAGAGAGGATGCGTCTATGAAAGATAGTTTTTTGTTGTACAAGTCATTCTATGGGCCAGTTTCGGGTTTGTCCGATAAGCAGCTGGGGCGATTATTCCGAGCGATATTTCTCTATCAGATAGACGGTAGTACGCAAGTGGATGCAGATATACATATGGCATTCGCCTTCTTCAAGAACCAAATGGATATTGACGGGGGAAAATACCAGAAAGTAATCGAGCGAAACAAGCGGAACGGGTCGAAAGGTGGGAGACCGAGCAAGGAAGAAAGCCGCAGTCGAGGATCGGAAAACCCAAATAACCCAAAAAACCCAGTGGGTTTTTTAAAACCCAAAAAAGCCGATAATGAGAATGAGTATGACAATCTATCTCTAATAGATTATTCTTCTCCCTCTCCTGGTGCGCGCACGCGCGAGGAAGGGGAAATCCCGGAGGAAACGGGGATGGGTGGAATCACTGCGTGTGCTCAGGAAGCCCAACCCCGTAAATCCCCGGACGTAGCCCCCGAAAAAAGTTGCGCGAAAAAAGCCCCCCGAAAAGGTTGCGCGGAAAAGCTCCCCCCGGAACCGCCACCCGATGGCACGCTCGAATACGTCCCCGTGACGGCCATTGCGGAATATCTGGCGGGCGAGGACGTATGGCTCGAGGCGTTGTGCATGAACAAGCATCTTGACCGATCCTATGTCGAGCGGAAAATCCGCGAATACGCTGCCGATGTGCAAAATAGCGGCGAGACGGTCAAAGACAAGCGAGACTGCAAGAGGCATTTCAATAACTGGCTGCGCAAGAACCAACAGTACGAACAAGATCAACGAATCAAGAACCATGAGCGAAGTACAAAAAATCAACCCCCAGGCCCTGATGAGCTCGCTCGGGCCGTCGCCGAGGGAATCTATCGCGCTCACACTCGCCAAGAGTGGGAGTGAGGAAGTATCCGTACTTGCAGGGCCTCCGGCATCGGCGGCACATATCGCCACGGTGGTGCATAAACTGTCCGTATGTTTTCCGGATATGTCGAGCGAATTCTTCTCTATCCTTGCCGAGCGTATCGAGAAGACGGGAATGAGCGGGAAGCGGCTGGAATATGCCCTGAACAGGGTGCTGGACGCGTTCACGTACAAACGGCTGACGATCGCCGACATCTTGGGCATCGATGTGAAATGTCGGATTCTGACGTATTCCGCGATGTGCAATGAGGTGGCCCGGAACGGCGGCAGCACGGACGATTATGCTCCGATACGCATTAGCGGGGCCGAGAAGCCCGGATGGGTGCTCAAAGGAGACAAGGCGCGGTATAATATCCCGGACGAGTTATAATAATCACCATGACACGACACATCGAATCACACCTGCAACGAATGTGCGTCAGCTGGTTTCGACTCCAATACCCGGACATCGGGAAGCTCCTGTTCGCCGTACCGAACGGCGGCGCCCGGGGCCGCACGGAAGCCGCGATAATGAAAGCCGAGGGCGTAACGGCAGGCGTTACCGACCTTATCCTGCTGCTCGGACGTGGAGGCTTCAACGCCCTATGTATCGAAATGAAGACTCCCGACCGACGTTCCGTCCTATCGGACGCGCAAATCGAATGGCGTTCACTCGCAATCACGAACGGGAACAGACACGTCGTCTGCCGGACGATCGAGGAATTCCAGTCGGAAATACGTTGGTATTTAACCATGTGACACAACAACCATGAACAAAGAGATTAAAATATCGATCAAGAACCGCTGGACAGGTTCTATCCTTTTCGAGTATTCGAGCGTTGACAATACGCTTGCCAAAACGGTAACGGAGGCCTTGAAAGGCGGAGCCGACCTGCGCGGAGCCGTCCTGTACGGAGCCAACCTGCGCGAAGCCAACCTGTACGGAGCCAACCTGCGCGGAGCCAACCTGTACGGAGCCAACCTGCGCGGAGCCATAGGTACATACATGGCTTGCCCCACCGATGGCAGTTTTATCGGCTGGAAGAAGGCTTCGGAATATATCGTGAAGCTGCAAATCCCGGAGGATGCCCGCCGCAGCTCTGCCGGAGGCGAAAAATGTCGCTGCGACAAAGCCTATGTGGTGGAGATTCAGAATGCTGATGGAACTAAAGCCGACATCGAGACAATTCATTCGACCCATGATGCGAACTTCGTGTATACGGTCGGCGCTACCGTCGAGGTCTCCGACTTTGACGGTGACCGCTGGAACGAATGCGCTCCGGGTATCCACTTCTTCATCGACCGCCGGGCGGCCGTGGAGTATTAACGGAGGACGTTATGAAAGTCATCGTCACCTTTTCGGGCGGAAAAGACAGCCTTGCGGCGAGCTATTACGAGTTGTTATGCGAATGACCATGAAATTACGAGTATTCACAAGTTTTTCCGGCTATGACAGCCAACTTATGGCCCTCCGGGACATAGGTGCGAATTACGAGTGCGTAGGCTGGTCGGAGATCGACAGATGGGCGATCAAAGCCCATAATGCAGTATTTCCGGAGTTGGCAGACCGAAATTACGGCGACATCACGAAAATCGATTGGAACGCCGTTCCGGACTTCGACCTGTTCACCTACTCGTTTCCGTGTACCGACATCAGTAGTGCTGGAGAACAGAAGGGCTTCGAAGAAGATTCGGGTACCCGGTCATCTCTGTTATGGGAATGCCGTCGGCCGATCGCGGCCAAGCGTCCTAAATTCCTGCTGATGGAGAATGTGAAAGCCCTCGTGTCGGATAAATACCGTCCGCTGTTTCTCAAATGGGAATCGTGGCTTCGCTCGCTCGATTATGTCAATTACACGGAAATACTCAACGCCAAAGACTACGGCGTGCCGCAGAACCGGGAACGTGTGTTTATGCTCTCCATTCTTAACGGATGCTGGTATGAGTTTCCGCATCCGGTTCGGTTGGAAAAGCGGCTGAAAGATGTGCTGGAGCTGGAGGTAGACGAGAAGTATTTTTTGAACGAGCGCGGGATAAATTACGTCAAAAAGAAGTTAGGGAAATATACGGCTATCAACGGTGAAGTGGCGATGTGTTTAACAGCGAAAGGTTGCGCAAATTGGACTGGTACTTTCATATCCGACAAGTCTATTCAGATCGGTGCGACAAAGGAAACGGACTGGAACCGACAGCAATACCGGGTATACGATCCGACCGGCATCAGCCCGACGATAACGACGAAATCGGGCGGCGGCCTCGAACCAAAAATCCTGATGCGGGGACGCGGCTTCAACAAAGGCGGCGAAGCGGATATTCCCGGAACGATTACAGGAAGTGCGTGGGAGCAGAACAATTTGCTGGACTATGCAGGCTGCATCCGCCGCCTTACGCCCCGAGAATGTTTGCGGCTGATGGATGTTTCGGACGGCGACATCGACAAGATACAAGCTGTGGGAATCAGCGATACGCAGCAATACAAGCTGGCCGGGAACAGTATCGTAAAGGCTCCGATGATGGGGATATTCAGGAATATGTTGAAATACGGACTATGCGAATAGGTTTGGTTGACATAGACGGGCATCATTTCCCGAATCTCGCGCTGATGAAAATATCGGCGTGGCATAAGGCGCAGGGCGACCGAGTGGAGTTCGCAGACCCGATGTTCGGGTGCTACGACCGGGTTTACATGTCGAAGGTCTTCACCTTCACGGCCGATTGTCCGAACATCTACCATTGCGAGGTAATCCGGGGCGGAACGGGATTCCGGGACTATGCGACGGTGCTGCCGGAAGAGGTGGAACACATCTGCCCGGATTACTCGCTCTATGGCGTCAGGGAAGCCTATGGTTTCCTGACCCGTGGTTGCCCGAACCGCTGCCCGTGGTGCATCGTTTCGCACAAGGAGGGAGCCATCCGACCGGCATCCCCGCTCCGGGAGTTCCTCGGCGACAAGCGTCAGGCCGTGTTGCTCGACAACAACGTGCTGGCGTCGGAGTTCGGATTGGAACAGATCGAGGAGATTGTCCGCATGGGGATCGCAGTCGATTTCAATCAAGGGCTGGATGCCCGGAGGGCGTGCGATGATCTCTACATCCTCGACCTGCTGGCACGGGTGAAATGGATTCGGCATATTCGGTTCGCCTGCGACCGTATGTCCCAACTGGAGGCGGTTACAAAGTGTGTCAAAGAGTTGGGGCGCCGAGGCATCAAGCCATATCGCATTTTCGTCTACTGTCTGATTCAAGATGTCGATGAATCATTGGAGCGGATCAACGCCCTACGCAAGCTGAAAGTCTGCCCGTTTGCCCAGCCTTACCGGGATTTCGATAATAACATCAAACCGATGAATGAGCAGAAACGATTGGCTCGTTGGTGCAATCACAAGGCTATTTTTAAGAGTGTTGAATTTAAAAATTACAAGAGATGAAAGATCAGGTAACAAGCATTGAGCAGCCGTTGCGTCTCGTGGATGGCAAGTTTATGCTCGGGGATATAAAACCTGAAATCGGCAATCCCAAACAAATCGCGCTTTTGCAGAAGATCGAGCGCGAACGTACACAACGGGAAAAGGATACCAATGATGGCCGGTTGGATGTATACATTCATGTGGAAGATATTAAGTATAAAGTCGTCTGTGAGTTCAGGTGCATTTGCGGAAATGATATTCAGGCGAGGGGCATTAATTATACTGACGTTTGGGAAGATTTGGAATGCCCGGTTTATGAGGATGGGCCAATCATCTGCGATAAATGCTACCGGGAGTATGAGATTGATGGTTTACATGCAAAGTTGATTAAACGATGAAAACACGCCTACCGAAACGACTGCGGCGGGAGGCTGACAAGAAGTTAGCTCCAATACGCATGATACATCCGATTCATTTTCCGGAATTTGTTGAATGATGGAATTACCGGATGTATATGGCATACCGAGAGAACTTTATCCTCCGCCGCGTTGCGGAGCTAAAAGGAAAGAGAAAAATGAAGACCAACAGACTAATAAACGAATGTCATTGCTACAACTGCCGAAAATACGAAGAATGCCAAACCAAAGGCGTATTCGACAATGATCCGGGCTTCGACTTCTGCGTGAACTATGAGGATGTGAGCTATCCCGATGACGATAACGATGAAAACGATTGAGCCATGAAAAGCGAAAATGCAAAGGAATACATTACACATGCCACGTGTACGGCACAAGAGTATGCTGAAAGATTCGGAGGGCGCGAGTTGGTCGTGTCAAGATGGGATGTGTCTACCGCTATCGAACTTGCCGAGCAGGATGCCGAGATGCGAATGCGTGAGAAAGCGATTAAAGCGTATTGCAGCGAATGTGCATGCTATGAAACGGGGGCCTGCGCATTAGACCCCGACAAATGTGCGACAAAACTACTTTTTGTCCAAAACATGACCGAGGAATGAAAAACTTTTTGATTGATGGTATTTGGCAAGGACCGCCGAATGGGTTCGACGTTAGAGAATGGCTCAATGAGGTTGTCGCCTATTCGGGTCTTGACGAATACCTTCAACCTACTGGAGTTATTCGTCGGTTTCAGAAGATAGAGCGAGTGCGCCGCAATGGCCGAGGCCGGGGCAAGACCGTCGAGGCTATTGCCGCGGAGATCAACAGGACAAACAATCTAAAACGACAAGAATAGGATGAAATTCACCACCCCGTGCTTTGTCCGCGTCGAGGATGCGGAGAAGCGGAAAGAACTGGCTGTGTGGCTGTCGAGTATAGGCCGGTATGTATCTCCTGCCGTCACATCAAGCGATTATCATAAAGACTGGGTAATAGTTACGGAACCTTACGATCCTGATTTGGATGGTTATGTTGGTATTTGGGCTAAGACACCCAAATCACCAGCATTTATTGACTGTGGCGAAAACATCGAGCTGTTCAAGGCGCTGGCGGCGATGAACGATGAGAATTACAACGAGCAGTATTTTGTTACCGAGTTAGCCGGGAGTTCGTATTGTGTGCACAAAAATCGAAATACAAACCTTGCTTATTCTCTTACTTGCCGCAAGGCCACGGTCGCAGAGATTATCGAATATTTCAAAAAGAGTGAAAAATAATACGATATGGCTTACTTTATTACAGAGCCTTTAGCTGGCAGCGACGATGTAGTTGTGTCGGTTTATAAGAATACGGGAGAATATGTCGGGAATATCATTTACGACAGGTATAAATGGAGGATGTTGTCTGATGATGCCAGAGATGACGTTATTCGAAAGTGTTTCGGCGATAAGAAGTGGATTTGGTGAAATGAGCGAGCTATGACGATATTTAGAATGCGCATACAGGGATGCGGGTGTAATAGCTGTGAACGCAATATGTATCGAAGATATTTGTCCGTGTGCATATTGGGGCGTTATTACGAGTTCTTTAGATTCCGAGGGGTTTGCAAAGACTGCAACTCCCCGTTCTGAAAAAATAGCGAGATTCTCGTAAAATCTCGAAAAAACTGTAAATATCTTTAAACACTTTAAAGAACTTGAAACATGGAAACGATTGAGGAAAGAGCACGAGAATACGCGAACCAATACCGACGAGATGTGCATGACTTGAAAGAGGAGTTGCCGCCTATTGAAAAGGTTGTGTTAGTAAAACTCAACTTCGGAAGAGGTTATGCGTTAGCAGACCGGGGTGACGAGGGGTGGTGGTACGCCGATTCCGAAGAATGGGAAATATCGGATGAGCAAGTCATCGGCTGGCGCGAGATTCACGAATAGAGCTATGGATATTCTAACTCCACATGACGGCCTCACGAACGAGAAGATTTGCAAGGCGCAGATCGAAGCCGTCGAGAAGAAACAGAACGAATACAAACTGATCGGTCGTTTGACGAAGGTCCCCGGTCACACCCTTTACAAGTTCAATGCGACTACGCGAGAGGCTTCGAAAGCCGAAATGCGAACCGAGATAACACGCCAATACGATCCTGATACGGATACGGTTATCCGCCATGTCAAATCGGACGTGAAGGTCGAAAAGGACTGCTACTACGAACAGGCGTTGAACATGAAGAACTTCATCAAGCGCCTGCGCCGCCAGGGAATCATCGGGGCGGACGAGAATGTGAAAATCGTAAAATGAGATCGTTATGAGAGAAATTAAATTCCGAGGCAAGCGCCTCGACAACGGGGAGTGGATATACGGTTCGTTATTGGTTAGTCATTTCAAAGACGATAAAAAAGAACGATATTTCATCACTCAATTTTCCGGTAATTATACTTTCGAACATGAGGTTGATCCCAACACCGTCGGCCAGTTCACGGGGTTGAGAGACAAGAACGGCAGGGATATTTGGGAGGGGGATATATTCAAAGAAGACGGTAGCGGAATTGTGCGGTCAGTCTTCCGAGTGCCCGGCGGCCTTGCTTTCGAGGATAATCCTGTGTCGTTCGGCTATGACCATAGAGCGCCAGTATATCCGTATTCTTCCATTGCTGAAATGCAAAGCGTATCATGGTTATCGCAATGTTGCGAAGTCATCGGCAACATCCACGACGATCCGGAACTACTTAAAACTGAATAAACCATGAAGAATTTCGATTTGGAGGCCGCCAAGCGAGGTGCGGCGGTGTGCACGAGGGGCGGGCTTCCCGTTGAATTTTCACACATCACAAATAGTGCCTACCTGCCTGTTAGGGTGCTTGTTTATGGCGACCCTAAAAAACTGTATTCCGAAATTGGTGCTTATCTTGAAAACGGACAAATGTACCCTGATATTGCAAGTGAGGACGACCTGATGATGCGCGACGATGACTATCTGGAGAAGCTGGAGCGGGGAGAGTATGACCATATTGCTGGCGCCCGCAAAATGGTCGGGACAGCTATTAAGCAAAACTTAAATACTGACCGCGAGTACTGGCGGCGGGTGTATGCCGGGCAGGCGATGCAAAGCGAAATATCCGGATGTTTGGCAGCCGGCAATGGTTTCGATGGCGACAAGGCTATTCCGGGAATCATTGCGAAAAGCTCCGTCATGATTGCCGACGCTCTGATTGAAGAACTGGAGAAAGATGAAAAAGTACTGTAAGTGCGGCGAGTGTGCTTTTCTGAAGAATGAAGGCATAGACGGCTACGGGCAATGTATCATTACCTGGAATATACGGCATTGCGGGGAAATGTGCAGTTTTCAGGACGACAAGCCGGACGAGGTTCAGGCTGTCCGCATTCTGCATCATTTTCAGAAATGGCGGCGGGGCGGCCGGGGAAAACAGCCGAACCCCACGATTATCGGAGATGCCATAGACCGGGCGATACGGACGTTGAGGCGGGAAATAAAAGATGTACCGAAATTTTGAATGGCAAAAGATATGAATTGTCGGAAAATGAAGATCTGATTTTGCGGAAATAAAAAAGAGGCAATCCCGAAAGATCACCCCTAACGCCGACAACGTAAAGGTAGTGATTAATTCGGGAAAACAATGGGCGAACAGAAAGAAAAACGCAGGGGCGGCCAGCGGGACGATTCCGAGGTCTATATAAGCTATTCGAGGGGACAGTTGATGCAGCTTGTTGTGGACACGGAACGAAAGATCGGGGTCAAACACGACCACGATTTCAAATATCATTTCAAGAAACATAGGTCTTTGCCGCATTTGTGGCGGGCTTTCAAACGGATTTTACGGGGACACATTGACGGATGGCAGCAAGAGCTGCCTTTATTTTAATATAGGTATGGGAGCAATTACAAAGAATGAAATTCGCAAGTGGGTATTTGAGGCTACGGAGGACTGCTTTAAGCGCTTGATCGCCGCTCAATCTTACCACACGAACGAGCACCTGACAAAGGACCAGGCTCTCGCATTTCTTGATGGGCGTGGATATAAAACGACGATAAGCAAACTTTACAAATTGTCCGCCGCTGGAGAAATACCGTCTACCAAGATCAACGGCAAACTATCTTTTTTGAAGTCTGATTTGCAGGAATGGGTGGACCAGCAGATCGAGCATGATGTGTCGCGGGCGAATGCGGGAAAATTGTTAGCGGAAAGTGCGATGCGGAAAGAAAGTCGAGGGAACAGTTTGTAGAATCATTATCTCGTCGCCAGTCTTGGCTAGCGGCGGGATTTTTTTTGTGTCTATTTTTACAGATAGGCGCAAATTGTGTGAGCAACGGCAAAAAATTAGGAGTTGCAAACTATTGCAACCCCTTGATTTTTAATTGTGGAGAATACGAGATTCGAACTCGTGACCTCTTGCATGCCATGCAAGCGCTCTAGCCAGCTGAGCTAATCCCCCTTGTTGTGGGTGCAAAGATAATCGGATTTTTTTATTTCCACAATTTTCGGCCCGAAAAATCGGCTCCGAAATTGAACTTTTTTCGAAAAAACCTCCCGAAGCTCTTCGGAACGCTTCCGGAAGCCCGTCGCTGAAGGGTTTCTCCGACATCTGGGCCTCGGCCGAGAACATCAGCCATTGGGACATCAGGCTGGCTGGCGGGGTGCTGATTGCCAAACCCGGGAACCGGGCGATGATCTATGCCGCCACGACGCTCGACAACGGACGCAGATGAAGCGGCAGGGTGCGGCATACGGCATGGCTGGCAGTCCGGTGATCGCCAATATGCAGCGCCTGCTGGAGAATATCGTCCGCAAATCGGCCAATGTCTATTGATTCCCGGTTGCGGGGAGGGTTTCCTCCACCTGCCGAAACCC